GAACACGCTCAGTCTCCTGTGGAGAGAGCCTACTCCGAGTCGATCCTGCGTCAGTTGGAGCAGGACGGCGCCGTTGACCTGCGGAAATTGGACTACATCATCAACGATCCGACCACTAACGATGCCATTCGGGAACAGGCTGGCAAGTTGAAGATGGCAATCGCTGATGAACGGGCTCTAGCACGAAGATCTTTAGATCCAGAAGTACTCGCGCAGGAGGAGCAATACGTTCCAGAAGCTCTTCCGAGTCTTAAAGCTGAAGAACGTAAGTCGTTTATGGATACCCTTTTGAACGCTGCGGACACTGTGGATGTGGACCATCCGCAAACACTCAGGTCAATCGCAAGCAACTACTTGCGGGACGTAGACATAAACGATATCGCGGATTTTGTTCAAGCTGTTCACGAAAATAATAAACAAGATACCGCGCATTACCTGTCCAAAATAATGGACAAAGTCCCACAGGAAGATTCTGTGGAGACTACTGCTCAGCACCACACCAAACCAAAAACAGCAATTACTGCTGGCATGCGATTTGACACCGCTGTAGCAGACGCAAGTGGGAGACCCATTCGGGTGTACCACGGGACCGGCGCAGTCTACGACGAGTACGATAACAGCATGACCGACAAGAACGGTCTGTTCGGTCCGGGGCACTACTTCACAGAGAATCAGACTTTAGCCAACAAGTATGCCGAGGGCTCACGGCAATCAACCCAGAATGTTCGGGCCGTTTACTTGCGCCTCCACAACGTGTTGGATATGGACGCTCCTGTTGATCCTGCATTCCGCAAGATCTGGGAGAAGGTTTCCAAAGAACCCACAGACCAGATGAAGACGAATGAGTCACTGTACCGCCATCTGGACGATCACTATTCAAAAACCGAGATCAACAACTTGCTCCAAGAAGCTGGTTTCGATGGACTTACACACATTGGTGGAAATCGCATAGGCGACCAAGAACATAAAGTTTGGATCGCCTTTGATGCCAAGAACATCCTTCCCGGGTTCTCTCGACCCGAGTGGGCATTCAAGGGACCAGACTACACCGAGTTGGGGGACGTCCACCGCTCCGCGGCCAACGAGATTCAGGCCAAGGTAGATGCTGGCGAACTTCGTCAGGAAGACGCACACGGCGACAAGTCGTGGAAGATGTTCTTCACTGACGCAGCAAATCGTCTCGCTGACCAGCGCGGCACCGTGGGACCAGACATCGGCCCTCGACCCCCGCCGCCAGAACCCGCCCCAAAGGAAACCACCGAACAGTATATTGCCCGCATGGATAAACTGTTAGGTCAGACCAAGGAAGACATCTGGAAGGCGCGGGCTGAACAACGATTCAATGTTGGTCAGAAGGTAAAGGCGCAGGACCGGGACAACTACGGCGAAGTGATTGACGAAAAGATCAACCCCGTCACTAAGGAAGCGATTTACACCGTGCACTTCGTCAGCCCTCGAGGGGATCAGGCGGATGTGCAGTTCACTCCTGAACACCTCTCCCCCATCGGGAAGGACGGGAAGCCGAAGGTCACAGCCCCTCTCGACCCCAACCGGCCGGGACGACACATCACCGACGAACACGCTCGATCTGTTGTGGAAGCCCTGCACATGTTGGATCAGGGGCGACCCTATGGTGACCTCAAGAATGCTGGTGCGTTGAACTTCTACAACCTCGGAACTAATCAGGAAGCACTCGCAGTTCTCGCTCAGATCCACAATGTAGCGGCAGATGTCATTGAACCTACAAGGGAAATGGGTCAGTCGCTGAATGCCATTCATCGGACAGCGATGGGCATGGAACCCACGCTGGACAAGATTAGAACATGGTACATGGGCACGAAGAACTTGGCTCAGAAGATCACCGCTGCGCGGATCGCTCTCCTCTGGTCAGCCACCCGCATTGCAGAACTAAAGATCAAGACTCTTGAACCTGACGCTACCGCAGAAGACGCCGCGGCGCTGCAGGAGTGGTCGAAGACCCACATCAACATGCAAGAGATGGTGGAAGGTGCAACTAGCAATATCGCTCGCGGCTTAGGCGCCCTGCGCATCAAGATTGAAGCGAAGGACATCATGGGAGCCTCCTCGCCTGAGGAAGTCCTCAAGATCATGAGTCGCCACAAGGCTGGGGCAGCCAACCGAATCATCTCTGGATGGATGGAACTGTACAAGGGCTGGATGTTCTCCAACCCCGGCACACACATCACGAACACCGTTGGAAACTTCGCTGTGCAGATCGGCAACACTGTTGAAGACTATGTCGCAGCGACGATCAGCACTCCTGTCATGCGCGAGGTGCGTTCCTTTAACCCTCTCGGCCCAAAGAAGATGCCCGATGCAAATGATCGGATCACCTTCATAGAAGCAAACGCAAAATTGAACGGGCGCATGTTGGGGTGGCAACTCTCCAACAAGTACATGGCGGATCTCATCAGCGCCTCCGTGGATGTTTATCATGGAGCAATCGCTGAGGGAAAGACCCGTATGGACGCCCTGCGTCTTGCAGAGGATGCCCTCAACTTGAAGGGAACCTCTCCATACGAAAATAAGTATAACGAAGACACCCACCCAGCAACCGCCAGATCGCTGCTGGGACCGGAAGACACAAATCTTCCCTTCAGTGTTCTCATGGGGCGCAGAGCACTCGACCTCTTTGGGATGGCATCTCGTTCTCCCCTCACAGCGTTGGGGTTGGAAGACAACTACTTCCGAGAGATCAGTTATACCTCTTCGATTTCAGGTATCGCTACTCGTGAGAGTTTCAAAGAGAAGATGACCGACGAGCAACGCAAGACGTTCGTTAGTGGATTCGTCAAGGCGCATCTGATGTTGTTTGAGGGCAACCTCAGAACCCATTCGATAGAAGAGCAAAAGCAGATTGAGTCTTATGCTAAGGATGGCAGATTTCATCAGGAAGCCTACGACCAAGCCGCGAAAGACATCTTCAACAACGACTTTGTAAAAGAAGGACAAAACCCCGCGATCCCAAATCTAATTGAAGCGGGACGTATCTTTCTCCAGAAAGCCCCGATCCTGCAGGTTCTCTGGCCGACATACAAAACCCCGTGGCACATCCTGCACTACATCACGCAACGCACCCCGATCCTCAACGCACTGAGTGCGGAGTACCGAGCGGACATGGCCGTGCCGGGGCGCAGGAGAGACACCGCCATCGCCAAGATGGTTTACGGGAGTATGCTCTACACACTGGCAGCCACCATGTATCTCAATGGTTCGCTGCTGCCTGATACCGACAACGACCTCAAGGGAACAGCAAAAGCCCTTGGGGTGAAGAAGGATTCCTTCCTGATGTTCGGGAAGGCTTATCAGGTAGGACAGGTTGATCCCTTTGGGTCATTCATGTCTCTGATGGCGCGGACACTCTACGCCATTCACAACACGGTGGGGATCAGCAACACCGGCGATCTCAACCTGTTCGACCAGACCTACGATGTCCACGGCAATCTGATGAAGGTTCCGTATGCAGGGAACGGCGGACAGGGATGGAAACCTGCTGAAGCGATCTCCTACATGTTGGTTGCTGGGTCTTCCCTCTTCTTTGACAAGAGTGTTCTTCGTCAAGTCAAGGATGTCATGAACATCATGGGAGGATCACCGGGAGCAACCAAGTCGGGAGCGCAGTTACTCTCTCGGACGGGTGTGGGACTTACCCTCCCCTTCAACGGGGCACTTCGGTTTGCCAACGGTTTCACCAATCCATATCTTCGGGATGCTGAGGGCTTCTTCGACAACTACCTGTCCCAACTTCACCCCGGCGCTATTGGTTCATTCAACGGAGTGAAGCCACAGTTTGACATCTTTGGGGTGCCTGTCCCGAGCATGCAGAAGTGGGCGGGATTCGTTCCTCAGTCCAAAGTCAATCCCCAACATTCTCCGATCCGGGCACTCATCATGCATCTGGAACTTCCTATTGCAGAAATCCTCGACACCGAATGGAGAGGACTGCAATTAACGGAAGCAGAGAGTCTTCGACTGAATCAACTTGTTGAGGAGACAGGAATAGAGCAACGTCTGAATGATTACATCCAGACGCAACCCTTCGAGGAGTTGAAACCAACTCCCGGCAGCATCGGGTACATGACTCAAGGTTCTATGGTCCTGACACTTATCCGTCAGGCCCGTCGTGAAGCAATGGCAAAGTTGAGCGAGGAAACCCGCCAACAGACCGGGACTTCGTTGCACGAGTCAGCAGTAGAAAAGAAAGTGAACATCCGCAATGACGCCCCATCGAAATCCGCTGAGGGTCTCGGTTGGGATGCACTCTCCCAAAAGTTCATGGGAAATTAAAGGAGATCAGATGGACAAGCAGGTAATCATCGACCAGCTCAAGAAAGACGAAGGTTATTCCCCGCTGTCCTTCTGGGATCTTAAACAGTGGACTTGGGGCTATGGAACGAAAGCTCCCTCTGGCCCCGGTCTGCCGATCTCTCAGGAGGATGCTGAGGCAGAACTCAGCAAGAAAGTAGATCTCGCAATCAAGGAATACAAATCACTGTTCTCTGAGATTACTATCGAAATCAACGATACCCGCCAGCACGCTCTGGTTAACATGATTTACAACCTCGGCGCAAAGGGAGTATCAAACTTTAAGAACATGCTTGCGGCCATCCGCACAGGCGACTGGAAATCAGCCGCGAACCACGCACGCGCTTCCCTCTGGTACAGACAAGTCACCAAGAGAGCGCGGCGCATCTGCAATGAACTGGAAAGGGGTGTGATCCTGAATGGCGTATAGATCAAAGACCTTTTACACAGGCACGGGAAGTTCACAGAACCTTTCAGTAACATTCCCCTACCTCGACATCTCACATGTTCATGTGTACCTCGCTGATGTTCTGCAGGAAGATGACACATGGAGTTGGTTGAACGATTCAACGATCACCCTCACCGCGGGAACTGGGACCGCTATCGAACTGAGGAGAACCACTCCACTCGATCCGATGGTCACCTTCACTAACGCCTCGTTGCTCAACCAAGACGATCAGAACATGGCAGCTCTTCAGGCCATCTACCTGATTGAAGAGGGAGCCGACTTCGGGTACCTATTAAATGAAGAGGTTAATCAAGTCCAGACACAGACCGACGTGGCTGTAGTATTCGTCATCGACGCGGGTGGTGTTGTGATTTCCACTGGTTTGCGCGGGTGTCTCTACATCCCCTTCAATGGAACCATCATCAGCGCCAACATCTTAGCTGATGTGAGTGGATCAATAGTGGTGGACATCTGGAAGGATGTCTACGCCAACTATCCTCCCGCGGATGCTGATTCGATCTGTGCCTCTGCACCTCTCACGATTGCGAATGCAACCCACGCAGCCGGCGTGGTCGCCACATGGAACAAGACGATCACGGCAGGAGATGTCCTGTCCTTCAACATTGACAGCATCGACGTAATCACACGGATCACGATTACTCTCGTTGTCAGAAAGAGTTAACCCGTGGACTTCCAATATTATTTCAATTATGGGATATCCACAGCGGGAACTTATGCAGGAAAATATTGTTGGGGAGATCACAGGATTTCCTCAGGTACACAACTCTCTATGTACTATGGAACCACGTTTGGATCGGCAGACGGAATTATCGTGTCCAACGGAGACACCGATCAATGGGGAGACGTGAATGATAGCACTCTTATTTATTTTAATAAGATCATGGCGCACATGTATCCCGCTGTTGCCTCCACGATCTTTAATCCCGCAGATTATGTGTGTTTGCTGGGGGGCGATGGGCGTCTTGTACGTTTTCGTAGAGACGATCTTTCCCTTGTCAGTGGCACACCGATAGGATTGACATACGGAAAAGGAATGACAGTTGCAGGTGATTATATTTATACCGGAAGCGTGTTCATCTTGTACAGAATACACACCCACACACTCGCTGTAGAAGCAGTGTTGGACTTTCGGGACCACGCAACGAATATCCCAAATGCTGCGGGGATAAGCGATTGCGCCTCGGACGGAACCTATATGTACACAGTCAACTATACGTATCCATTCGTTGCAAAATGGAGGATTAGTGATTGGTCTTATGTAGCTAAGTGGGGAAGTGGTGCATATTATGATTCTCCGCGCTCTGTGGGAGACGGTACGTGGTGGCCTTGGTCCCCGGACAGTGGCATGGCTTTTCCTGAAGGAGTTACTACTGATGGAGAATATATCTGGGTTAGTGACACAGGAAATCACGATATCGTTAAACTGCGTTGTTCAGACATGTCCTATGTGGCGCGTTGGGGAAAACGGTACTACGGAGTAAACGGCCTAGATTACGGATTCTCAGGAGAAGGAAATGGAGAATTTTCTAATCCGTGGCAGATCGCTTCGACCAGACCGGGGACGCAGGGGGACTTAATTGTCGCGGACATGGGCAATAGTCGTCTTCAGAGAATAACTAAAGAAGGTGTATATGTTTCCAAATTTGGATCTTGGGGACAAGGAACTGACCAGTTTGATGTAGCATCGGGCGTGGCTACAGACGGGACTTATATCTATGTCTACGACAGTTATTATCCGCGCTTAAAGAAACACCTTATCTCTGATCTTAGTTATATCGCCCACGTACCTAGTCAGAACGGGAACAGCGGGTTGGACATTGGTTATCTCTATGGTCAAAGCTGCGGCATCTGCACAATAGAAGATGCGCTCGATCCTTTCCCAACAAAAGGTAGAGGATACATAATCGGATAAAAAGGCGGTTAGGGGTGACAAACATGACACACGACGAAGTTTCGATGGTGGTCACGGACGCCATCAGAGCGGTATTGTCCGACCCGGCGCTCCACTGCCGGTACAAGTTCGAGCCAGAGAAACACGAGGCCGAACATGATGCTCTTCGAAAGTTTATCAAGGTCGTAGGAAGAATCGAAGACATCAAGTGGGGAGTCTTGCAAAAACTTGTCTTGATTGTAGCGATAGGTGCATTCGCTTTAATGGTCTACGGCGGCCTGATGAAACTCCAGATCTTCGGAGGGTTCGGCTGGCCGGGGAGGTAACCATGCCAAACAAAATGCTTGACCTCGTGATCCACGTTGATGGAGGGGGGGTGCCTTCCGTGCTGCTCGCAGTAGCACTGGTGATCCTCTTTGCAGCTGTTATCGTCGTCATCATGAAACGCAAATAAATGTCATTAGGTTTTGCTGAACTGTTGAATCATGTGTCGCTCCCGGCGTGGGCCACAGCCTGTATCGCCTTCACCTCAGTGATGGTCTCGGAGATTTCGTGGGTGCTTTGTGTCCGCTGGACCGCCCACACAAAAACTCTCAAGGCCGCATGTGGGGCTTCATTCATGGTCCTCATCGGCTGGTTTGGGTTGGTCGTGTTGCTCGGCAACCCACTAGTAGCCATTCCTTTTGAGATGGCTGGGGCTTTCGCAGGAACCTACATCGCAATAAAAATTGATAAGGGGAGATGATGAAAGAAGATCTTGTTCACCAGATCGCCGCCTTCACCTCACGCTTTGTTCCTTTGAACATCGTGGAGGATGTTGTGGGGGCGATTCGTGACGCAGGGCTCCGCATAGTGTCACAGGATGCGGCTGTTCTTCCTCCACCCAACACCCCCCTCGACTGCACTGATGAAGAGTGCCAAGAGTTATCTCAGCGTCTTCCGGGGGATTGTGACCGCTGTACAAATCGAAAACCGCAGGTGATCCCATGAGTATCGTTTCGGAATTGATTGCTGGTGGAGCTGCCGGTCTCTTTCAGGGGATCGGCACCTTCGCCAAGGACATCCGCGCAGCCATCACTGGCGAAAGCGTGATTGATCCGAACAAGAGAGCCGAGTTGCTTCTGAATGCTCAGGCTCTGGAAGCAGCGGCCGAGAAAGCAAAGATGGACTACGAACAGACGATGGCAACCGCTCAGACGGCGATCAACGCGGTGGAAGCTGCCAACCAGAGTATTTTCGTCTCTGGATGGCGTCCTGCTGTTGGGTGGGTCTGCGTTGCGGGGCTCTTCTACACCTTCCTGCTCAAACCGCTGTTCCCTTGGTTTGCCGCAGTCATCTGCAACATCGGGGGATACAAACCGGTCGTACCTTTGCTCCCCGAAGTCCCGATGGGAGATCTCATCGTGTTGCTCGGGGGCATGCTGGGACTGGGCGCAATGCGTTCGGTTGATAAGTACAACGCAGTAAAGAACAAAGAGTGAGGAGGGCCGCATGAGTTTCGATCTAATTTTGGACTGTGTGCATTTGATAGTCAACTTGGTGTTACTCGGCGTACTGTTCGCTCTTCTCAACGCCCTCACGAAACACAAATAAAGAACAAGGAGAAAAGATTATGAGGATCAGCAAGATTGCGAGTCTGGCTTCATCTGTTCCCGCTTCTCTGAGCGGCGTCACCGCGCTCTCTCCCGCAGCGGACATGACGTTCAAGTTGTGGAGAAAATCCGCGAATAGCGGAGCGCCGTGGACCATGCCGGGAGACGCATTTCAGGTAAATGGTCTTCCGCTCGCTTCGGCCAACTCCGACCGCGATATGTACGCCGCGACCCAGATGCGGGGTTCGTGGGACTCCACAGGAGCCATCACCCGGGCCAATGTTGCATGTTTGGACCGGGGTGCTGGATATGCGGTCGCTGACACCTTCCACCTCATCAACAACGGTTTCAACGCAGCGACCACACCTCATGATGAGGTTGTGACGGTAACCGAAGTCTATCCCGATGGGGGGATCAAACAGTTCACAATGGGTGGGCAGGGTTCCGCTTACACCCTTGGTTTCGCAACGGCGGCATCGGATGTCCTCACCGGACCCCGCCCCGCCAAGTTCCAGATCAATCAGGTTGGTGCATTCACCGCAGCGGTCATCACCGCCATCGACGTGAATGCCAACGACATCGAAACCTACGAGACCTACAAAGTATGGGTCGCTGGTGGGTCGCTGGCAATCTCCGGTGCGCCGGTGGGCCAGTGGTCCGAACGTGAGGTGCGGGGGCGATCTGGAAAGATCACTACCACCACCATTGCGGTTGTCACGGGCACCTACACTGTAGGACAGGTTCTCAAGATCGTGCAGTCGGGCGGTTCCGGTGGAACCATCACCATCCTCACCATCGACGGAGCCAACGACATCGCCACCTACTATGTGTCTGCTCGGGGTTCTGGGTACACCGTTGCCAACTACAACGATGGTACGAAACCCATCACCCTGACCGACTCGGCTGACGGCGCGGTGTCTGGCCGAATCAACATCACCCAAACTGATGATTTCACCATCTCTGGTGGAACCATCACGTTCATCGCTCCCGGCACGACCGTTGGGGCGTACAAGGTTCCTCAGGCGGGCGACTGGTTGAAGTGCGTCGGTTACCTCGCTGGACAGATCGTGTTCCCCTTCACTGCAACTCAGGTGGGCGCAACCCCCACGGTCGATGTCCGGTCTTCCTCGACTGGTGCAAAGATCGTTCAGGTCGCCAACCCCGTTGCGGGCGCACTCAAGACGGTCACCCTTGGTAACGCCGGGGGAGACGCCTACGAAGTAGGTGACATCCTCTCGGTAGTGCAAGAGGGTGCGTCGGGTGGAAAGGTCATCGTTCTCACGTTGTCCACCGCCGCTGTCGCTACCGTCGCTGTGATTCAGGGTGGTTCGGGGTACACCGTTGCAGCAAACCTCACAACCGTCAACGCGATGGCGGGCAGCAACGACGCATGTACGATTACCGTGTCTGCGGTTGCAACAGCAGGTGAGTACGTCACCCGGCTGGTCACGACCACCTATGCTCTCTCGGGCACGGGAAACCTCACGGTCACCTTCGTGTCCGGTGGGCGTCCTGCGGCTGGAGAACTGGTTCGCATGAGCCACACCTTCGCTCTCGGTAACAAGGTCGTACTGGAGGGCGTGATCGACCCTGCGGCCTCAACTCCTGAGATCTACAAGGTTCAGGTTGATGCGGTCACCAAGACCCTCGATACTGATTACGTCATCAAGGGCGGACTCAAGCTCGGTACGGGGATTCTCTCCTGCACAACCATTACAGCGACCGCTGCGGCAGGCGACATCGTGGAACTCACGCAAGCCGGGGCTTCCGGTGGGCAGATCGAGATTCTCACGGTGGACGGTTCCGCTGACGTTGTTACTTTCCGAGTCGTCGCTGCGGGTACTGGGTATTATGCAGCCACAGGCCTCGGATGCACCAAAGTTTCCGGTACTGGCTCGGCCCACTCCGCAATTCGTTTCACCTGCGCAGTGAATGATGTTGAAGCTGCTCATATCTTCTTCATGGCAAACAAATCCCCCGTCGTGACCGCCGGTGTCCATGTCTTCGTGGAAACCAATAGCATGGTCTGCGTGGCGGGTGATGCCGTCGAGTTCGATCAGGGTCGCAGTGGTGGATACGCCTACCAGTACATTGTTCCTTCGGCTGGCGCAGTCTGCGCTGTCTCTTATGAGTGAACTTTCACCGGCCGATTCGGACCTGCTGAGTGATCTGTTCAGTAAGACCGTCGTGGCCCTCACCGCCAAGATCGCAAGTGGAAAAGCCTCGGCGGGCGACCTCAAGAACGCCATTCAGCTCCTGAAGGATAACGGAGTCACCTGTGAGGTCAAAAAGGCGAATCCATTTGACCGATTGAAGGAAGATTTACCCTTCAAATCATCTGACCAGCAATAAACCAGTAGAATCACGGGGTTAGCTTACTCATTTCTGCATGTTAATGCAGAGGGGGGTAGGCTACCCCCTTATCCTCCCATCTGAGTCCAGCAGAAGTCAATTCAGTGGGTTCTAGGGGTATGTTTGTGACCGATATTTGCTCAGATCAGGAATTGGTGCTCTCAGACTTCAGAAATTTCCTCTTTCTGGTCTGGAAACACCTAAGGCTCCCCGATCCCACCTTCAGGCAATACGAGATTGCGGACTATCTTCAAAATGGACCCAAACGCCAGATCATCGAAGCGTTCCGCGGGGAGGGCAAGAGTTGGATCACCAGCGCCTACGTTTTGTGGCGACTGTTGCGCGACCCTAACGAGAAGTTCCTCATCGTCTCCGCTTCCAAGCAGAGGTCTGACGACTTCTCCATCTTCACCCAGAGACTCATCACTGAAATCCCGATCCTGCAACATCTGGAACCAACGGACGACCAGCGAAGCTCCAAGATCGCTTTCGACGTGGCTCCTACTCGTGCGGCCCATGCACCCTCTGTGAAATCCGTAGGTGTCTTTGGCCAAATGACCGGTTCTCGTGCTACTCACATCATCGCAGACGATGTGGAGGTGGTGAACAACAGTGACACAGAAGATAAGAGGGACAAGCTCCTCGCTACCGTCTTGGAGTTCGAAGCCATCATTGTCCCGGAGGTCGGGCGCATCACGTACCTCGGCACTCCCCAGACGGAAGCATCGGTGTACAACAAGCTCAGAGAACGAGGCTATGCTTGCCGCATGTGGCCTGCTCGCTTCCCCTCTCAAGCCAATCTTGGGAAGTACGAAGGATGCCTAGCCCCCTCGATCTACGATGCAGTAACACTCGACCCTACCCTTGCCGACCAACCAACGGACCCACTGCGGTTCAATACGGTGGATCTGTTGGAACGTGAGGCTGCTTACGGTAAGACGGGGTTTGCTCTCCAGTTCATGCTGGACACCTCGCTCAGCGATATGCTGAGGTTCCCGCTCCGAACATCCGACCTGATTGTGCTTGAGTGTGTAGGAAAGAAGGGGCCAGTCAGTCTTGGGTGGGCATCAGGTTTGACCCAGCAGATCAAGGAGCTGGCTAATGTAGGCTTCACAGGCGACCGCATGTACCGCCCCATGTTTGTGGATGAGAAGTGGGCAGAGTACGAAGGCGCTGTAATGACCATCGACCCATCAGGGAGGGGCAAAGATGAAACAGGTTATGCTGTGGTTAAGCAACTTATGGGCGTTCTGTATTGCACGGATTGTGGCGGACTACAAGGAGGCTACGAGCCAGAAGTCCTTGTAAAGCTGGCTAACATAGCGAAACTCCATGAGGTGAAGTACATCATCATCGAAGCCAACTTCGGGGATGGCATGTTCACCACCATCTTCCAACCGGTGTTGGCTAGGATCTATCCTTGCACTACCGAAGAGATCAAACACAATATTCAGAAAGAAAAGAGAATCATCGACACTCTTGAACCAGTTATAAACCAACACAGATTAGTATTGGATCTAACTGCGCTCAAGCATGACCTTGATTACACAGATGTGCGCTACTCACTCCTCTACCAGCTCACCCACATCACGAGAGACAGAGGTTCTCTCAAGCATGATGACCGTCTGGACGCCTTGAGTATGGCTATAGCCTACTGGGTAGAATCAATGGCAAGAGATGAGAAACATGCAGTGGAGGATCACAGGTCTCGACTCCTAGATGAAGCGCTAAGAAGTTTCATGGATGGGGTGCTTGGTTCTACACCTTCTGGTAACAGTTGGGTGAAACTTAGGTAAAAGTTGAGTGTTCACCAAGCATCCAGCTGGATATCCAGATGGTAGACAGGTAGGTATCTCATTCAGGTTTAGTGTGAGGAGTAGAACCATGCAGAAAGCATATGGTGCTTATGCTGCTTGGGTATACACCTCTGGTAATACAAAAGAAAGACCTTAGGGTACCACGAGGGGGAGGTGCATGTCAAGTCCCAAGTTCATAGTGAAGCGAGTTCATGTTCCTGCTCAGGTTCTGATCGCCGGTAGGTGGTGGAAACTGAAGCCTATTCTGAAGACTGACAAAAAACACTCCAAGGGGAAAGATGAGGTTGACTTCGGGGCTTGCTACTTCAAGGCCAAGCAGATCACCTATCGTCCCGTGCAGCACAAAGAAGAGATGTTGGACACCTTGGTGCACGAGGGCATCCACGCGATCCTTGCTGAGCGCTCCTACAAGTTTGGAGGGCTGGCTGAGGATGAGGATGCTGTTCCGTTGCTCACGGGTGACATCCTGACATTTCTTAAGCAAATAGCGACTGTTGAGTTGAAATGATGAATCGAGGGATGCCCAAGTAGCCACAGGTGTTGCTTGGGTGTCTCCCTCGATATTTGGTAGAAATCTCTGAAGAGGGTACCGATGTTCGCGGGGGGTCAGAATCCCCCCTTAGGGTCTTTAATCCCAGATCAAGGGCACACCCAAGCAACACCAATGCACACCACAAGCAATGCAAGTCTGGTCTAACCCACTAATACTAAAGAGTAAACATAGGACACAGAGTCCACTGCTACACCCAAGCAGTGCTAATGCACTACCGAATGTGATGCGAAGGGCATGCATGGGTGTTGCGTGTGTGTGCTACCACCTGTCGTTTTGCATGACACACATGCAACACCCTGTGTCATGCATGGTGGTAGCACAACCACACACGCAAGCTCAACACCCATGCATTACCGAAGCAGCACCACTGCATCACCAAAGGCATGACCACAGTCATGCCGCTCGCCTTGGCTCTGGCTCACGGCACTCTTGAAGCAATGCTCCTATGCTTCGCCTGTGGTTGCAGATGGTCGCTCCCTCATGTCTCGCTCCGCTTCGGTCGACTCCGACTGTTGGGTGTGTGTGTGGCTCGCTCCACTCCGAGGTGCCCCTGCAAATACGCTAAGGTCACGCCACAGGTGTTGCTTGTGTCATGCCCTTAGCAGCAGGGGGAAGCGTCACCTCTCCGTTCCACTTTAGTGAAGCCACACACTCTAAGACGCTGAAAGGAGTAGGTCATGACACAAGCAGAACTGGTGCAGATGCTGATCTCCAAGTGCAACGGGCTAGTCGAGAAGAACACATGCCTCAAGATAGAGCTTGAAGAGGCGCAAGCAGTCGCTCTGATCCACAAGAGCGACATGCGGTGCGTCACCATCGCACTGCAAGATGCCAAGGGCGGCTTGCAAGTGCGCAAGCAGAACCAAGGCACAGTCGAGAACCTCAGGCTGGCACTGCAAGGACTGGTCTTGACGCTTGCTCCTAACAACTTCGTCGGCTGTCATACGGAATCTTCATTCGAAGACGACGAGATCGACAGAGCAGTCGCGTTCGCAAACAAGATCTTGTCACTGACAGAAACGGAGGTCTCATTCTAATGCGCACAGCGACGAAGGAGCGAGCATGC